CCGTTTGCTTCAACCCCACATGCCAATTTTTTGCCTGCCCATTTTTCTAAAAAAGTAGATAATGTATTTTGTGCTTTTTCAATTTTAGACTGAACCTCAAAACTAATATGTTTATTGTTCCATGTGTTAAAATAACTATTAATATTTTTTTCATCATTAACAGTATTAGTTTTTACTCCCCATAAAAATGATTTATTATTATAGGTTGTATAATAATTATTTGCTTTTGCTTCACCATCAGCCGTATTTAAATCAATTTTACAAGATAGCTCTTTATTTGAATTATTAGTATAGAAATCATTAACAGTAATGGTAGCACCTTTTATGGTCTCATCTACTGTAACTCCATAATTTTTCATTGCATTTTGCATTTCTTCTGAATTTTCTGATAAAGTTGCTGACATTAAATTTTCATAATTCAATATTTCTCCATCATACTCTTGTAGTTGTCCTTGTAATCCTTCAAGACCTTTCTTTTGTCTATCTAAAGATTCTAAAAACTCTTTTGCTGTTGTTTCTCCTAATTTTCCACCATTTTCTAATGCGTTAAGATAATTTTGATAAGTTGAATTATAATTTTTTTGTTTTTGATTAATTTCGTCTTGTAATTCTTTTCTTTTCTTTAATGCTTCGGCATACTCATTTTCATAAGCGTTTAATAAAATTTCAGCTTTTTTCTTTTCTATTAATTTGTTTAATGATTCTTTTACTTCTCCATATGATTTTATTTGTTTACCATTTTTTTCTATAACACCATCAATTAATTTGTATTCTGTTCCAAATGCTTCGTTAACTTGATTTAAAATAAAGTTTACTCTTTCCTCATCACTTTTCTTAACTTTCCCATTTGAACCAATTAATTTTTCTAATTCACTCATAAGTTCTTGGGTTCTCTCTACTTGGACTAAAGAAGTTTCAGCACTTTGTCTTGCTGATTCTTTTGTATCATCTAAAGCATCCTTGTATTTTTTATAAGCTTCTGTTGTAAATTCATGTGCATTTTTTATTCTTTCTTGTCCATCTGTTATAGTTGTATAAAGACCACCTAATGAACCCACTATAGAACCTATTGCTAATCCCCACGGTCCAAATACTGCCCCAATTTGAGCACCACCAAAGGTCAACATAAGTGAGCCACCAATTTGCCCTATTGTGTTTAAAAAGTTAGTTCCACTAACATTAGCATCATCAATTGATATTTTTAATAATTGCATTCCTGTATAGGCAGAAGCAATTCCATCTAATCCTAATTTAACTCTGTCTAATGTTGTTAAATTAGAAGCCCAACTTTTTATTCCTTCACTTATTCCTTGAGTGAATGATTTTCCTTGAAAATTTACATCATCTAATGATTTATATAATTTTTTTAAAGGAGATAGCCAACCACCTGTTGCTTTTACACCTTTTTTTATCCAATCTACTAATTTAGAAACTCCAGGAATCATTTTTAAACTTTTAATCAAAATCAAAGTACTAAGTATATCACCTAATAATTTTGATGCTGATTTATGTGTTGCGATAAATTTTAAGGCTTCTCCAATTAAATTCAGTGTTGTAACCACTGCTTTACCCCATATACCATCAGAAAAATTATTTTGGATTACTTCAAAAACATCTGAAATTGCTTTACCACCAAATTTGATTATCTTTTTAAATGCTTCAATTAATTTTGCCATTGTAGAATTTGTATCTATAAGTTTAAAGTGAACCTCTCCAGTTAATGGATCTATTTCTTTAGTAAAGCCAAGCCACTCCATTATTCTGTCTCTAATTTCTGTAGCTTTCATTCTTACTTTATCCATACCGTTATCATAACCAGTAATAGCATCTAATAATCTTTTGTCGATACCACCAATTGTATCTCCTGTACCACCATCATTGTTTTTAGGTTCATCTATAGTATGAATTTGGTCGAATCCAAATACTTGGCGTTTTAGTTCTTTAACTTTCTTGTTTGCACTATCAGCACTATCTGCAATTCCATCATAAACACCATCTTGACTAGCAATTCCACTGTTATAATCTTTTAATTCAATGCCAAACATATCTGCAATTGCCTTTGATATTTCTTTTATTACCATTAAAAAAGCATTAGCATATGGTAATATACTTGAAAAAGTTCCAATAAATAATGCAGAAATAGCTGTTTTCGTTTCTACTAATTGCTGTCTAAATACTTTTATTTGGTTACTTGGTGATTCAATTGTATTTGCTAAATCTCCCATTGCTATTTGTGCTTGTTTTAATGTAGCTAAATAACGTAATATCTCTTTTTCAGCTTGTGACATTTCTTTAACTTGTCTATCTATTCCTAATGAATCCAAAATTGGTTGCATACTCATTTGAGTGACATCAATACCATATGAACGTAATGGTTTTGTTTGTCCTGCATATATTCCTGCGCGAAGTGCTTCTGCCGTTTGTGATTCACCTTTATTGAATAAAGATGCTAAATCATAAGCTAATTTAGTACTTGTTTCAGACATTATACTTGCATATTGTTCGGGTATTCCTACAGTTTCCCCCATTGATTGGAAAATACCATGCATGTATAATGTTTGAGTTTTATTTGTACCAAATGCTTCATTCATCTTGTATTGGAAGTTTATTGCTTCTTTTCCAAGATTAGAAAACATTGTCTTACCATTTTTTTCAACATTATCAAATACTACATTGAATAAGTTTAATTGTTCTGTGTAATCAATACCTTCATTCATCCAAGATAGACCTGTTTGAGTTAATTTTTTTACACCTACAAATGTAAATGCACTTTTTAAAGAACTAGCAAGTTTATTTGAACTAGATGTTGTATTTTTAATTTTGTCATCTAATTTGCCAATCTCTTTGACTGCTTTTGATGATGAAATCTTATTTAACGTACTGTTTATTTTTCCTAAACTAGAATCATTTTTCTTCTCAATACTTCCTAGTTCTAGATATATATTTGTCAATGTATTTTCTGTATTTACTAGGCTTTTTATTAAAGTATCAACACTACTTTTTGCATGTTGTGCTGTAGCTTGTATTTGTAATTCTAATGTTTGTTCTTCCATTTTTTCACCTACCTTTGGTGTTCCCTTTTCGGTAAGTGCTACACTCTACTTTTCCCAATAATTACTTGTTGATTGTTTTTACCTTTCATTATTGATTGTACTTCTTTCGCTCTATTTGTTATTTGTTCTGTTAACGCTTTTTGCTGTTCTTCTAAAGAAGGTTCTTCATGCTTAACTCCATAAGGTAATTCAGGATAATTTACTTTAGTTTTACTAAAAGCGTTACACAACGAAACTGACAACGCATCATATACATACGCCCCTTGTAGCCATGCATTATGATTGAATGTTTCTTGTTGCATTTTTAATCTCTCAAAATAAGAAAAACGGTATGCCCAGAATAAGTCAGGGTCTTCTTCCCAAAACTCTTTCACAGACATACCGTATGTGATTGCACTTGGCAATAAATCATAAAAATAATCTGTTAAGTTTTTATAATTTTTGCCTTTTTCCTCATTACATTCATTTATGCTTCGATTATCGTTAGTTCCTCGTCTATCTTCGTTGAGTTGATATCGATTAGGGCATCCATAAAAGCTTCATATTCCTCAATTGCAAAATTGATAACTGGAGCTACTTTATGTTCTTTTCCATAAGTTTCCATCAATTTTAATGCTAATGTTGGATTAACTTCTTTATGATTTGCTAAGAATAAACTAGTCCATAATAAATCATAATAAGTAGTTGTTTTTTTGATAAATTCATCTAAAGTGAATCCAAATCCTTCTAACCACTTAACAGAATCACGATTTAACTCTAATGTATACTCTTTATCTTTTATATTTAATTTTAATTTTCTCATTTTTTATTCCCCCTATTTTAATCAGTTGTTGTTGATATTTTAGCAGTTGTTTGCTCTGCTGATAAGAAATTTGGTTCAGAACTTGGTACTGTATGTAATGTTCCTTCAATAGGACTTCCACCAACACCAACTTCATTTGTCCAAGTTTGTAATGTTCCTGA